TGCCGGAGCTTTTCCAGCTTTAGCTTGTCTACAAGCTCCTGCTTTCTGGGGATCAGCTTGTCCGGCACCCGCTCCAGATAGTCAATGATATCAATGAGCTGGGCGGTCCTCAGGTTGTCCAGGGTCTGCATCATGGCGATCTCGCTGTAGGCCGTAGCAGCGCCCACATCCACCCGCACATTCAGGAATACATCCTTGAGCCGTGTGAAGTCGTAGGGCTCCAGCACCCGCCGCACCTCATTCTGGGTCTTGAGCATCCCGGTGTACTGGTTCATGACCGGCATCCCGCTGGACAGGTCTGTGGCTACCGTCTCCATATTCCGGTCTCGGACAATGGGCCGGATGCCGTAATAGGTCCCCATCATATCCAGCAGGATCTTGACGACCTCCTCGGTCCACTCGTACATGCCCGCCCGGATGTTTTCGAGAGGCACCTCCGCATTGGACTGCATGACCATAATGGCGCTGGTGTTCTCGCTCTTGACGCTGCCCAGCTGCACATCCGTGACACCCAGGCACTCCTTGGTGAAGGAGACCACCTGGTTAATGACGCCAATGATCTGGTTGGACATATCCGCCGGACTCAGGTTCGCCGCCACCTGGTTGATGGCCTGGCCTGGCTGTAGGCCCCGGACCGCAATGCTCTGGCCGATCTCGTTTGACCACTGGCCGATCAGGTCCGCATTGTAGACCGTCTTGGGAAAGGCTTCCAGCTGGAGATGCCGCATGACCATGGCGAACATGCTGTTGATAAAGATCTGGTTGGGAATGATCCCAGTGACCAGCGCCCTTCCGTGGTAGCAGTTCTTCTGCTTCTCCCAGTTGCCCCAGGCGATCGGATAGCAGCTCAGACCTGTGTCTACATCCTCGAAGATGCTGGCATTTCGGGTGCACTTGCTTACGTGGACCGATACGACCCGTTCCTTCACCATCTCCCCCATAAGGTCCGGCACCTTCCGCTCTGTGACCACCTTTTCATAGAGATAGATGTACATGCACTTGGCGTTCTCCTGGCCGCTGAGCTCCACCTTGCCGCCGCTGGCCACCTGCTGCCCCCAAGCCCCATCCGGCTGGATCCGGTCCGCCCCCGCCTGATCTCCTGGGTGCCGGGCAAGATACTCCTCCCGGAGATTCTGCACCGTGTCCCGGCCGATCAGAAGGATGTAGGGCTGAGCCTGGGCATCGGCAATATTCGGATTCCCGAACATGACATTCACCCCATCCACCAGCTCCATTTGGATCTCTCCCCGATAGCCGCCCGATGCGCCTCCATAGGGCAGCGCATTTGCATCCCAATAGAAGTGTGCACAGTAGTCGCCTGTCTGGGCTCCATCAAACAGTGCCTCTCGGATCCGGTATTCCAGTTTGAGCTTCTCCAGGAGGTTGTTTACCTCCGCCTGGGCAAACTCCGTAGTACTGCTTCCGCTGGGATCTCCTGCGCCGCCGTCGTAGTAGGAAAGCGGCTCCAGATTCACGCTGATCCCTCCGCTGGTCACCTGAGATACCAGCACATTGGTCACACGCTTGATGATATTGAAGCTGGGCTTCGGCAGTCTGCTCATTGCCGGTGTCTGGGGCAGATGTACCCACTGATTTCCCGCATAGAACTCCGTATTGGTGTCCACCATGGTGTAGTAGTTGGGCGTCAGGCTGCTGTTGTACTGCCTGCCCTCCTCGTAGAGCTGGAACGCCCTGGTTCGCTGCTCCTTGTATTTTCTGTTCATATCTTGATCCTCCCTTCGTCCCTCGTCCCCGCCGCAGCGGTTCGGCTCCTTGGAGAAGGAGCTGTCGGCCTTTAGGCCGACTGAGGATTGACTACCGCAGTCTCTTATTCGTGAAATGTTTTCCTCTTTAGAAAGCAGCTATGATACGTTCTTTTCAATTACATAACATACTTCCTCAAGATTCTTTTGAATGTCCGTAGTATATTTGCTTTTCTGGTCGTGTGTTCTGGGTTTCTGGTATTTTGTTTCTTCATTTGATGTGCTGCTCTACATTTAACATCGTTCTTCTATTTTCATCTTCTACTTGATGTCACTGCCCTAGTCCATCCTCAGTCAGCGCTTTGGCGCTGACAGTGACCATCGGGAATGCCCTTGGGTACTCCTTCTCTAAGGAGCCTATCGCCTGCGGGCGGGACGAAAGCACCTCACTTGTACAGCTCCTCATTCCCGCTCATCCCATAGGCCACATCTGCGTTATACTCCATCTGCATCCGAAACGCCTCCTGCTCCTCGATCAAGCGTCTGCGCTCCTGTTCGACTTCCTCAGCATTTCTCTCTTCCACACTGCATCCCGGCCTTTCCTCCCGAAAAAGTCCGCCCAGGCACAGCCCCAGCAAAAAGATCCCTGCCGACAGCAGTACCCCTGCCATTCCCATCAATAGCTCCATAGTCCCTCCTCAAAAGTATCTCCATACATTCCGTAAGGATCGTAGCACCCCGGGGCTAAAAATACCTCCTCCGGCTCTTTTGGGGGCTGTTTTGGCTGCTGCGTACCTCCATAGGCGTACAGCAGCTTGGAAAGTGCCTGACTGCTGGCGTCCACCATATCGTCGTGCTTTCCTGCGGGAAATTCCGACCACTGCCGGAGGTAGTCCTCCAGCCATTCCTCCCCCTTGGGCAGGAACACATGTCCAGTCTCAATGGCCGGAGAGACTGCGTTCACCCTTGCCACCTTGCCGCCCAGGGGCTCCACCGGAATCACGCCCACCATGTCCCGCTGCAGCGTCTGGATGATGGCGCTGCCATTGGCCTTGTCCTCGATGTACACCCGACTCGCCTGGGGGAATTGTCCCCGTACGGCCCACAGTCGTCGGACCGTGGAAGGAAAGTCCAGATGCTCATTACAGCAGTATCGGAGATAGTAGTCATTTCCCCGCTTTCCCCAGACCTGAATGGAAACATAGTCGCTGTTCTCTTCCCCTTTGAAGGCCGCGTCCACGCTGATGCACTCCGTGCCGAAGCTGGGTGTCTCCTCTGGCTGATAGTATCTCCACCAGCTTCTCCGGACCAGGTTTCCTTCCTCGGTCACCGGCGCGCACATGTATAGCGCGCTCCAGGCCCGGCCTCCACCTCTGGCATCCTGTAAGTAGGCACGTTTGAACTGCCTCAGCCACTTCTTTCCCTTGCCGATCTCCGGGCAAAGGGCATCTCCCGGCCGCCTCCCCATGGGGTCTCCCTCCTCCGCCTCCACCGGCAGGCGAATGTGGGTCACATACTGCTCTGTGCTGAGGATCCTGGCCCGCAGGTCATCCTCGTGCCAGGGTGTCATGATCAGAATGACCTTTGCCCCCGCCGAAAGCCGAGACTTCATGGAGCTGAGCCATTCTCCCCAGATGCTGTTCCTGGTGGTCTCGGACTCTGCCTCCTGCCGGTTTTTGATTGGGTCGTCAATGATCATCAGGTCCGCCGGATTGCCGGTCAGTCCCGCCATAATGCCCCTGGAGATCATGGTGCCGCCCTCTGTCAGCTCGAACCGATCCCCTCGGTCTACCTTGCCGATGGAGATATCAAAAAGCTGCTGTCCATGCTCCTTGATCTTGTCCTTATTGGCCCGCAGAAATCTCCCCGCCGTGTCCTCATTGTAGCTGACCTCGATGACCCGGCCCTGTGGGTGCTTCCCCAGATACCAGGACGGCAGCGCTTCAGTGACAGTCTTGGATTTCCCATGCTGCGGCGGCGACTCCAGGATCAGGATGTCGTAGGCGTGGCCCGTATCTGCCTCCAAAAACGCCTGGATCTTCTCTCCCACGAAGCTGGAAAATCTGGTCCGTTTCCAGGTCTCCCCATAGACGTAGCTGAGATATTCCACATAGTCCCGCCTTGCCAGCTCCCGCTGGATCAGTTCCTCCAGCACCCGCTCATAGGCTTCCTCGTTCATGTTTCCGTCTCCTTCCGATTCCTCCGCAGTTTCTTTTCCAGGCGCCGCAGCTCCTTATCTGTCATGCTGCTCAACTCTGGCAGCCGAAGGTTTTCCTCGGTGTCCTGTTCCTCCGACTGCTCAGCCAGCTCCCGCAGAAATCCCATCCATTCCTTCTTGCCCTGCTTGGCCAGCTCCACGGCCTTGACCATAATGGCCTCACGCTGGGTCACCGTCGCATGCTCCGGCAGGTTCATGACCTCTCGGACACGCTCTGCCTCTTCCTCGTCCAGCACGCCAGCCAGAGCAAGCTTCGCTGCCTCCTGCCAATACTCCGCTTCTGTTTTACGCAAACCTGTTCTCCTCTTTTATTGTTCGTCATACTCTGCTGCCAGCACTGTCTCAAGGCAGCACTCACAGCCCCAGATCATGTCGGACTCGTCTATGTAATAGCTTTCGCATTCCTCCCCGCAGACCGGGCAATAAAACCGCATCGGTATTTTCCCATCAGGAAACCCCGTCTGCTCCAGCTTTTCGACCACCGGATGGTCCCGCACCTCTTCCACCTCCTGTAGGTTTCTGTCTGTTTCCGTTTTTTCCATCGGAAGCCTGTCGAAATAAAGTACTTTTAGTGCTCTATTTCTTGAAAAAAAAGATTCATCGCCGACTGACCATAGTGGCTTGCCAGCCGTGTTTTGATCTCATCCCTTGGGATCCTTCGTCCTGCTTCATAATCCGCCAGAGATTTTTGAGAAATACCAATGGTTTTTGCCACACTTTCCAGACTTTCGTCTCCCCGAAGCGTTCTCAGTCGCTGACCAATATTCACCGCGCTCTCCCTCCTTTCATTTTTGTGCACTTTTTGTGTGCGTCTCAAATATATCACTGATCGTGCGTTTTGTCAACGCCTTTTAAACACGAAAAGTGCCTAAAACTTATTTTCACTTTTTGTGCACAATTCCATCTTGACTTGATATACCGAATGTGCTCTAATGGGTAGGAAGGAGGTTGTCTAAATGCCGAATTTTCATGAGCGTTTACGATTTCTCAGAAAGGAAAAGGGCCTGACTCAGGCCGAACTGGCTACCCAGCTGGGCATTTCCAAGAGCTCTGTCAATATGTACGAGC